TCCGATCTAAGCAGTGGTATCAACGCAGAGTACATGGGGGTACTAAGGCGGCCTTTGAGACCACAACTCGCGTTAGATACGTGTTTTGTATCCTGAAGCGCTTGCCTTAGCTTTTAACCATCCGAGGACGGTTTTTGACCAGACTTAGATTGTTGAAAGGTTAGTTCTTTAACTAATTATCCATGCACCGATGACGAAACTAGAGCCCCCGAAAGGGGAACACTCACGTTTTCGGAAATCAACTCTTTGCACAACTTAATGTACTTTTACTTTTCTATATAAAGAAACTTTTAGTTATCTATTAGTTCTAAAATCCTAAACCTTTTCTGAATTATAATCAGAGTGGGGCGGAGATTAAACTAAGGATTCCTTAAAAGGTTATATAAGACCCATACGTCCGACTCACTATGACTAAGAATTGAAAAATTCTTAGACCCAGGTCAGGGATGTCAATGAAAATTATATAATTCTTTATATAATGCCCTATATCGTATTGTTGATTTATGGTAATAAATACAATAGATATAGGAGGAACAAATTTATAATAAAACAAATGATAATATTATTAATATCTTATTATACTTGGTCCTTGCCATTCTCTTATTTCGTGTATTTTGGATTACTTTCTCTAGCCTTAACTTTCATTATTGAAAAGTTAATTCCAGATTACTGGCAATCTTTGATACTAGCATCGAATTATATTTTTATTCGAGGTCCCATAATATGGTTGCGATTCAATTACTTAGATAATCTAATGATGACTACCAAGTCAGAATTAATATATAAGATAATCGTACCTATCAATTTATGATTACTCGAGCATAAGTTAATTATGCTAGTTGTAGATCAATGATTGTTAAGTCTCTTCAATTTTCTAATTCTGAAATGAATGTTAACCACTAAGGGAGCTTTAGCTATCATACTCAATAAGAGAGAGAAGAAAAGCACCTTTAAGAAAGGTAAGAGTGTAAGCAAGAAGCCAAAACAATTGAGTTTTGAGGGGAGAAAGTTTTCTTTCTTCTCAATATTCTCTATTATTCGGCCGACAGGTTCACAGGTTTCGAAGATGTTTCCGGTCCCAAATGTTTGGGAAGGGATACGACCCAAGGTTAAAAAGTTTATACTTTTAATTTATGGGAAGTCATCTCTTGTATCCGTGCGAACTCGCTCGCTCTTTTCATTCACCAGGTTTCTCCTCAAAATGCATAAACATCACGGTTCAGACTTTACCATAAAATGGCTGAAAGCCTGTTTCGTTTCGTTACAGCGATATTGTGGAGATAACCGAGTTCAATCTCTTCGTGAAATTCAGGATAATCTTCCGTTTCCTAGAATGATAAATGGCTTACCAGCCATTATATTCAAAGGAGATCGTAGGAAAATCCAGAATGCTCACAAACCAACTATCCAGTTTTGATTATCTGTATTTTCCATTTATAGGGTTCTTCAGTCTTCGTACGAGGTAAAACTCAGTACTATAACTGATCCTTTTAATGGAAATAAAGATACTCTGGCTTATTTAGAAGGTTTTATAGAAAGTAGGTTATTCAGTAATTATTTTAAACCCTTATCGGGTTACAATTCCTGAGTTGAAAACCAAAATCTCTATCCTTCTAAGTTGTCCTTTATTCAGACTGCTTCGCCAAGTAATAATGTTTCATGGCATGGTATGCTGACAGATTTAATTCTGTTGCGCCATCACAATTTAGCAGATACTTTAGATAAGTACCTAAAAATTGTAGGTAATAAATATCTTAATAAGATATTTTATAATCTCATGAATATAGGTGATGCATTTTACCCTTCTATTGAAGAAAGGTGAAATAGTATGAAACCTAAAGCATTATTATCTCAAGGTTACTATCTTATAGATGGTAAACCTGTGGATATTCCTTGGACTCCTTGTCATAAAGGTAAGAATTATTCTTGCTCAGTAGGACAATTGAGTTTTAAGGAGGAAGCAGCTGGAAAATTGCGTGTCTTTGCTATGGTAGATTTCTGGACTCAGAATGTCTTAAAACCACTTCATAATGAATTATTTAAATTATTAAAAATAATTCCTAATGATGGTACTTTTGATCAAGATGCCTCGGTCAATAGAGGTATCTCAAAATCAAAAATATCTGGTAAAGCTTATTCTTTCGACCTTTCATCTGCCACAGATAGATTACCTATCTCTATACAATGAAGAATCATTGATATGCTTTTTCCGAAATATCAGGTTGGTCAACTGTGAAAATCACTTTTGGTCGACAGGGATTATTATGTCCCCGATTATTCTGAAAAAGGAGATAAGGACCGTATACTATTTGTACGGTACGCAGTAGGACAGCCAATGGGGGCCTACTCATCATGGGCCATGTTAGCTATTACTCATCATTGAATTCTCCAATACTGTTCGTTCTTACTAGGACGAAGAGGATGGGAGACTCAATATGAGATATTAGGAGATGATTTAGTCATATTCGATTCTGAATTGGCTCAAAGTTATCTTGCAATAACTAAAGATATAGGAGTAGAAATTAATCTCTCTAAATCTATAGTATCGCCTAACAGGCCCAGCTTCGAATTTGCTAAAAGAATGATTTGTGATTCCGTCAATGTTTCGGCTATCAGTTTTAAACAACTGATCTCTGAGTCATCGATGGCAGCTCGGATTAATAATGTTATTTATTACGCCAAGCTTGGTTTAATTAGGAACGTAACCGTTCTTAAAACAATCTTAAGTCGATTTGATTTTAAATCTAATTTAGATTTAAATATCCCATTAATATCTCTATTAGGCTACTTCTTGAATTCCAAGAGGTTAACGCTGAAAGATATATTGAAGGTTTTAGTAAATTATAAGGAAGATGAGTGAGACTTGGATAGTCCCGTCATCTTACCCTATCATTCATTATTATCCTCCCTAAGGGGATTATTAAGTGAAATGGCAGGTGGTGAGAGAACGGAATTCATCCTTCCTCATGATGAGGAGAGGGATGAGTTGGCTGAAGAGAACGAACTCCTCCTTTCAGACATGATAGTTCTTCATGCTCTATCTGAGGCGAAATTGATCGAGAGAAATTTCGAACAATGACGTCTTAGTTTGCAGAATAAACTATTCGGAAGTTTTCCTATAAAAGGGAAAGCTGGATCGTATATTTTAGAAAATAATACTTTAGATCCGTCTGAGTGATTATTCGAGGTTATCGATAATTACGAGGGCTTCGATGCAGTTGAATATGTCGACAAGATAGAGAAAATTGCTATCAAACAGGCAAAAGTCCATCATCTTTCTGTTGAGAAAGCTCTTCTATTATTAGAAGAAGTTGAATCACAGAGAAGGCGATGGTCTATTGGTACTGTTAAGGCGAGAAGGGAGGAAATGGCAAATGAAAAGGCCTCACCAATATTTAGATATATCCTTGAAAATACTGGACGTAGATCTAATCTTAGTTATCTAAGAGAAAGACCCACATTCGGATATTATTCTAGGTAGTCTAATATTGGTACAACCTAAAGTTTAATTAGGGTTTTGATTAATAATCTTATAATTCACACTAAGGAGACTATATATACATATGTATGTATGGAAGACTCACCTAATGGAAAGTAAAGAGACTCTTAATATTTAAGAGAAGACTCGTTGTAAGATTATTAATCATTAGCTAACTTACTTAAGCTAAAAAGGATGTAATCCCTTAGGGGGATTAGCTCAATCCGGATAGGTAGTAGCAAGGCAGAAGCACAGTAGAATCGCACGGAGAAATCCAGAGGCAACTTTGGTACCTAGGTAGTACTGCATTTTCTTTTGGTAATACAGCACTTTCTTAGGAGAATTAGCTATCGAAAGATAGTGAATTCTTACAACGGCAGTCATGGCAAGGTACAAAACACGTACTGGACATGGTCTGTAGTCTTCAATGACAACCGTCGTACTCTGCGTTGATACCACTGCTT